TCGCTGCCGTCCTGGGTTGCCTTGAACGCTGCCAGCCAATACTCGCCGTCGATCTCTTCCAGGACGGACAGGCTTTTGGGGTTGTCCCGTTGAACAATGGTGCCGCGCCTCAGAACCCGCTCCAGATCTGCAAAGCGTTCAATCTCAGCTTCTGGGTGTTTTGCGCGGCCTTTGGCGGCGGTGTAGTCTGAGAAGCTCACAACGCGGGTTTTTGCACCGATCTTTTCCACAAGCGCTTTTGGCAGGATGGCGACAGGTGCGGTTCCTTGCGCGGTGCCGTCATGGATGCGCCGAACCCGCCAGCTTGTCGCCATGTCTCGTGCCGCTGCATGGGCGATGGCGGGGTCGGCTCCATCGAGCTTGCCTTGCAAAAACTCTGCCATGCGGCGTTGCCTGAAAGCGCCGGGATTGCTTTCCCAGCCGGGATCAATGCCGGAAGGAATGGACTTGATTTCGCCGGTTCTGGAATTGAAGACCTCGCGCATCGGCGTTTCCGGGCTTTCGCCGATGCCGATCTCCTCAGCCTCGCGCCGGGTGATCTGGCGCACGTGGCATTTGCAGCCCCAACCATTGGGCGGATACCAAGTTTGCCAGAACGGATCATCCACGGGCAGCACCAGGCCGTTCTTAGCCTCATGGGTCGGGCGGTGGCGTTGGCTGGGGCCGATCAGGTAAACGAGATAGGGCAGGGCGCGCTTGCTGCGTTGGATGCGGTCCCACTGGCCAGCGGCACGGGCTGAGCGCATGTTGGCGCGATAGATCGTCTTCAGGCGGCGGGGGGAGCCGAGGCGCACCTTGTTTACATCGCCAGTCAGCGGGTCGATCTGTTCCTTGATGCCCCACCAGCCCATCCGGCGTAGTCGTGGCTCCAGGCTCTTTTGAAACTGTTCAAATGGGACGCCGTCATCAATCGCCTTTTGCAGCTCGTCGCGGATGGTTTGAAGCACATCGACCTGCATAGCCTTGGCGACGGTGAAGCTGACCGCGTGTTCTTCTGGCTCAATATCTTGCCAACTAAAGCTAGGCCGCAGGCTCTTGTTGCGAAAGAAATCCGAAACCTCAGGCGGTGGTCCTGGGTTGAAAGCATACCCCGGCTTGTCTGAATACTCAGCCATCAGAACTATCGCCCAGGGCGCGGGCGTTTACAGCCGATTTAACCAGGCTTTGAACAAGGAGCTTTGTGTCCATTTTTGGGAAAGCCTCTGCTAGGGTAGCAAGAGCTTCCTCGTAGGACGTCGCCGTTTCCAGCACTTCCAGGACCGGGGAAATAATCGGGGTCATGACCTCTTCCCAATCCCCCGCCAACTCACCTTCCAGTTCGTCCAGGGCGGCGTAAGGGTCGGCGCTGGGTTCGGCTGTACGGTTCTTCGCCACGGCCTCTTTGGCGGGAGGCGTAGGGTCTGGCTTTGCGGCGGGTTGGGCTGTTGAGGACACCAGGACCTCGTCGTCGCTATCTGGCTGCGAATAGCCGAGCTTGCTGCGCACCTCAGACTGTTTGATTTTCATGCCCCGGTCCACCATCTCGGCGGTGTGGCGCATGATCATGTCGACGTCTTCGGCTTCCTCAATGATGATCTTGAGCTTGGGATATTGCTTTTGCACCCCATAATTCAGATCCACATAGGGTTTGACCAGGTCACGCATCAAAGTCGTGGTGACGGATTTGGCGTCGGCCTTGGCAACGTCGTGGCGCACCTCGTTGTGAACCTGCGCCTGGGCCATGGAAGAGCCGTTGTCGGAACTCATGGTTTGGCCAAGAACCGCCTTTGAGGTCTGCTCGTCGGTCCAGCGCGCCAGGTTCTCAAAAACCTTGTCGCCCCCGGTGCCTTTGTCGCCGCCCTCAAAGTCGATTTTCATGCTCTCGGGCAGAACCGCTGCCGCATCGGTGCCGATGTTTGCAACGGCGCGGAACAGGATCTCGACGTCTTCCTTGGTGGCGCTTGGGCCGTAGCGCCCCAGGCGCAGGGGCAGGCCGTAGGTCTCAATAAAGGCGGTCCAGTCTTTGACCGTGTAGCTTTTGCAGATCCAGCCAAACGCAACCAGGCGCGCGAGACCGCCTCGGATTGGAAGGCCGGATTTCAACTTGGCTTTGTGGGAAATCCATTTGAAGGGTTTCAGCTCAACACCGTTGACAAGGTCGTCTTCATCCAACAAACGCACTTCGCGGCCAGTGTCGCGGTCGAAGGTAAAGAACCGGGGATCGCGGGGAATGAACTCTTCAATCCACCAGCTCTTTTTGCCAGACCCCCAGTCCAGTTCCACTTGCGAAAACCCTTTGCCCAGGGCGTCCAGCATATCTTCGACCAAGTCTGAAAACCCATCATGCTCGGCAATGTTTTCCCGGACGTCGTCGGCGATTTTCTTATCAAAAGCGCTGTCAGACACCTCCTCGACGATGGCTTCAACACCGGAAATCGCCCGCTTGCGAATGCCAAGGACCGACGCATAGTGCTGGTCCCGTTCTTCCATCTCTTCGGCCAAAACAAGGTAGTCGTGAATATTGCCTTCGGCGGCTGCCAAGAGAACCGAAGCCAAGCGGGAGGGGGTCATTCCCGATGCCACGGTGGGTGCCCATGCGTTTCGAATTGAGGTTAGGCCAGGTTCTGCAATCCGTTCCACCAGTGCTGATTTCTGAATCGGGCGTCCAAGGTGGTCGACCAGTTGGTAAGCCATTACCAAACTCCTTTTTGGGCGCGAAAGCCCGCTGTGATTTTGACGGGACGCTGGACGTCTTTGCCGCCGCCTGCAGGAACCGGAAGGTAGACGAAAGGCTGGTATTCTGTTTCGGCCCCAAGACAGGCGAGAGCCGCCGCCCAGAAGCGGTCAGCGTGGCCGTCGGTGTCGGTGTCGGCCACCAGGCGGCGAATGCCGGTGGGGCCGGTCACGGATTTGATCGCGTGAAGATCCGCGCGCAGCTTTGGGTCACCTTCAGGAATGAGCATAGAACGGTCCTGGAAGCGTTCCTTCAGGCCGGTTGCCATATCCAGCTTGGTGCCGGTGCCAAAGATGACGCCGTGTACCCGGTCTTCGCCGTGATTGCGTTTGGCATCCTCAACCGGCTTTTCGCCCATGCCGGTTTGGTCCATGCAGCAACGGGCAACCCGGTATCGGCGGAACACATCGGCGAGCAGCTCATCCTGGCGGGCAAACTTGATCCGCTTTTCTGCGATGATTTCGCGGGTGATGAATTGGCCGTCTACCAGCTCCAGAACCCAGATCACAAAGAGGTCATTCCGGGCAGCAATATCGACGCCGACATAGCAGATCCCGCCGCGATAGAGGGCCGGGTGACCGGCGCGCACATCTTCGCAGGATGAAATCAGATCGTAGTCTAGCCAGCTCGAGGCGGCATCCAGCCATTGCAGCTCAAATTCCTGCGCCCAGGCGTCCTCATCAGACATGCCGGCGCGCAACTCATCAATATTGACGTCTAGGCCCTGCTTGACCGCCTCATAGATATCGACGTGGTGCTTGGAGAACCCGTTTTTCACGGTGGTCATTAGCTCGTGGAACTTGTTGCCCTTGCCGTTCGGGGTACTGATAACGCGAATTTTGTGGCCGCCCCGTGCGGCAACCGGAAATGCGGAACCCCAGATCCTGCGGCTGTCCGCATGGAATGCGAATTCGTCAAAAAGCATGTTGCCGCCGAAACCACGGGCGGCATCGGGGGAGGCTGAAATCGCAGTAACGCGAGAGCCGCCAGGAAAGCGGACCTCCTGGGCTTTGTATTTGGCCTCCTCAACGTCGATCAGGTGGGTGTCACCGTTCTGGACCACTTCCCGTTTGTGGGCCGGGACAATGAAATCCTCCTCTGAGAATTCCGGGCGCCCCTTGCGCGCCAATGTCGAATAGGCCGCGTAAAAGCCCTCGGTCATGGGTTTCACGGCGTCTTCAATGGCTTCCTTTGCGGTGGCCTCAGATCGGGACAGGATGGTCCAGCGGGTTTTGTGGCCTCCGATTTCTGCATCAATGCAGTCGTCAACGATCTCGCCACCCGAGCCGAAGGTTTTGCCACCGCGCCGGGTAAACATACCAATCTTGAAGCGGGATTTATCAGCTATCCATGCCTTCTGATAAGGCAGAAAGGTGATGACTGGATCGACACTAGCCGCCATGTCCATCCTCTCGCGCTTCTGCCCAGGCAGTCATGTACCGGGCGGCGAGGCTATCCCTGGCGGGGTCATTGCCAAGCAGATCGGGCGCGAAATCATTTGGGCCAAGCCGCCAGAGGTGGCGGCAGTCAAGAGAGTTCACAACGTCTTTTTTGGCTGGGTAAACTTCAATCGCACGGGCATCAGCGCCCCAGGCTTGGTTCTTGATCTCCTGGAGCTGGTCCCAAGAAATAGTCCCGTCGTGGATCACCCAGAGGTGGCCCAAGTTCTGGTCCACTTCGACCGGGAAGCCAAAAGCCTCAAACAGTTCTGTTTCGGGTTCGGTTCTCATGCAAACCCCATGATCTCTTTGGCCTTCAAGGCGGCTTCTTTTTCGACGTCGCCAGCTTCAACAGCCTCATCAAGCTTGCTAGCCATTGCGGCGCGTTCTTCCTCGGCGATCCGGCTGCGTTCATCATCCATGAGCTTTTGGCGAATGCCGGAACTGTGCATGATGTCTTTGAGCATCTTGCCGATGAAGTGCAGGTCCTGCGGTTTGATCTCGTCGCCGCCCTTGGTCATCTGGCTTTGCATGACTTTAAACGCCAGCGTGGTGACCATCTGGAAAAGGACGTTATGCCGCTGCGCCTCTTCTTCCAGGCCGTTGTCATTCATCCAGTCGGCAGCCCATTGGCTGGCCTGTTCCTGGTACTTGACGAATTCGCGGTATTCCTGGCCGTATTCATGGACGGCAGACTTGCCGATGCTGACCTCGTAGCCCGCCGCCTGAAGCTTGGTGTTCAGATCCTCTGCGATTTTTGCGTAACCGCTCCAGCCGCCGTCTTTAAGCGTCTGGTGGAGCCAGTCCCGGAACTCTTCCGGCAGCTTGTCGATCTTGCGTGGGGGCGGCATTTCAGAAGCCGCTGTCTGGCAGGCGCAGACCATCGTCGCGGATTTCATTCCTGGCTAGCCGGTTGCCGCGATTGGTGATCTCAGAAAGAACGGTATCTCCGTCGCCCCCGGTTTTGACATAGCCCTTTTTTTCCAGCCAATTCACGGCTTCAAGGATCTCGTCATAGTACGAAGGAACGCCGCAGCCTTTGACTACGGTGAGGAGCATATCGGCACTTGCCGTTTGCCCTTTGGCCTCGTGTAGAAAGGCGAGAATGAAGCCTCTACGGATGATCCTTTGTTCTTCTTTGTAGCTCATCATGGTTTCACATCTATTGGAAGTTTCAGGTCTCTAAGGAACTTCTCATGGCCACCCAAGGTTCGCTCCATTCGTATCTGACTGGCGGCGAGGCCCTCCATCTGGGCTAAGATAGCCTTGACGTTACCGTTCATCCGCTCGATGCCGATGTTAAGGTCGTGGATCTCGCCCTTGGTCGGCATGTCATCAATTTGCTGTTCGAGTTTTTGAATTTTCAGATCGTGAGCATCCATGCGCTTAGAGCCGTCATAGAGGCGCTTGTCCAAATCCTTCCGGCGTGTGGCAAACCAAGTGAAAATGATCGCGGCTAATGCGAAGGCGAAGTTCGCCAGCTTTAGCCCCGTGTCTAGATCTAGGGCCACTCTTTGCTCTCCTGCCATTCTGCCACAGCGGGGTTGTCGCTTTGCTCTGTGGCGGATTGGGCTAGGCTAGCGTCGGTGCCCGTATCAGCGGCACCGGGGCTGTCGTGGCGCAGACTGCGCAGAGCGCCGATATTCTCCACGACCTGGGGGACACGCTCCATTGTTGCCGCCAGATCGCGCTGGAAGTCCTGGGCCTTTACCTGGTGCCGCGCACCAAAATAGAAGGACACGACCGCCCCCAGGAGCCACCACAAAGGCTCGGGAACAAGCGCCAGCCCCTGCATCCGCTCTGCGAACCAAATCGGGTTGGTCATGGCCGAGGTGAACAGAGCCAGGATGCCAATCACCATGGCGGGGCGGGGCAGGCGGTTTAGACCGTCCATAAAGCGATCAAACCAGCCGCGCTGGCGTTGGCCGAACTCAGCCGAAAACTGCCCCATGGCTCCGGTTTGGATTGCAGCGCCACGCGCGGCCCCGGCCTCGGCGTTCTCCCGGAACACTTCGACGGTCTCAGCAACCACGTTGCGGCCCCCGCCAAAGAGCATTCCCCAAAATTGACTAATCAGCCCCATTGTGCGGTCCTCTTCTGAAACTCTGCGTCGCTCATGTGAAAGCGTGGCGAGGTGAACTCTTCGGCCCGCTTGATCCAGCCGCCTTTTCCACCGGCACGGGTGCGGGCATATTTGCGGGATGCACCACGGCGATCAGCAAGGCGGAAGTAGTAATTGCGGCGCGCGATCCCGTAGGCATCGACAAAATAGCCATCGGCCTTTTTGAACGCCCGGTGCACCGCTTGCGCGGTCTTCGGGCCGAGCGACCCGTCAACGGCCACAGGTTCTTGAAAATCGGCCAATAGGCGCTGCAGGATCTTGACCGCATTGCCCCCGGCATTGACGTACATGTCAAAGACGGATGCTTGCAGATCATCTGGCAGCAGATTGATCCGGGGCTTTGCAAAATAGTGCTGGATGAAGATTTCGACTGCGTCTTCGCGGGTCAGCTTGCGGACGTCCTGGGCATCGACGTCGCCGTCCCGGTCCAGATCCAGCCCAAGGCGGCGCATGGTGTGGATGGTGACGCCAAACTTGGTGGCCCCGCCCGGATCGTCCGGGTCGTTCACATAGCCGCCTTCACGCGCCACGATCTCTTGTGCAATTTGCTGGACTGACTGCATGGAAAGCTCCGTCTGTTTGAGACGAAACTACGCGGTGCAAAGCGGACTTGCCGCCCCGGCGATTGTCGGGGGCAGTCTGATTTTAGAGGAAAAAGTCGCCCTGGTTTTGTCTTTCAGGATCACGCAGGGACGCGGCTACACGTTCCACAGTTCGCAGATGTACGTCAACCTCTGCCGCAATTTCTGAATGGCTCAAGCCTTGGTCTAGTAGCATTGCCACCCGCTGGCGTCGGCCTGTTTGGCCACCAATGTTTCCGGCAGGGACCAACAGTTTGCCACTGCCTAGATGTTTGTAGAGAAGGCAAGCGTTCTCCAGGCCGACCAGTTTGGCCAGGGAGGTTTCAGGGCCGGGGTTCTTGGGAATGTAGACCTCACGCCCACCTTTGAGTTCCGCCAAACGCACTGCCAGTTTATCGCTGATTTCATCAGCAATGAAGGCCAGTACACCGGGCAGGTAGGGGCGGAACTCTTGGGTCATTTCTGGTGGTCCGACCAGTCAAAGTCGATATCGACGCGCTGGCCCCAGGCTTTGAGAGCTTGAATGACCTGGTCGATCTCTTGGTGGTCTCGCATCATGTCCACGTCTGCCGGCACATTGCTCCAGGCCTTTCCAAAGCGCTCGCGAATGAACGTGTTGAGGCCTTTGCGGCTCGGGTCTCGTAGTTTGCCAGCCTCGCCGAGCTTGCGCCAGAGCACATGGATCAAGCGCAGATCGGCGCGGGAGGCCTTGGCATGTTTCTTACCGTTCGAGTTGACCTTGAAACCGTCCTGTTTAAGGCGATTTAAAACGGCGTTTAAATCGGCCTCAGTCATGTCTTTCATGGAAGCCTTGCCGGTGACGGCAAGTTGCAGCGCCTGGCGGGCGTCACCGTCCAGGCCGAGTTCTTTGCATCCGACGTGGATCTTGGTTTGCAGGGCGCGGCTCATCACGAAACGTCCTGCAGGAAAGGTGTGGCCGGGTGGCAGATCTGGACGTTGGCTTGCATACGCCGGTCGGCCACTTCCATTTCTTCCCGCGCAACCTGGTCAAAGCGACCGTCCGGCAGTTTGGCCAGGTCAGCTTCCTGGCGCAGGACCGCGAGCCGGTTGCCCAGCACCAGATTGGCGCGGTGCAACTTGGTCGCGTAGAGGCTCATTCCCTCTTTGAGGCTGGCGCGGATTTCATCTTCGGTCAGTGCCATGATTGCTGCCTCCTATGCCTTGGACAGGTCGATGGTGATGGCTTCCCAGGGAGCGGTCTGGGATGCGCGCTCATAGAAGCGGACATAGGTCTTTGAACCGACCACCCGCATGGCGTCGCGGATTGCCTGCATCGCCCGTTTCCAGCGCTCATCTGAGATATCCAAATTCAGGAGCATGAAGATTTCGGAGCGGTTGATCTGGCCCTCTTTGTCGGTGTTGAAAGCCTTGGTCACAATGGCGCGCAGCTCAGGGCCGGAGTCCGCAGCCCACTCGTTAAGGCATTCGTCCACCAGCGCTTTGGCGATCTGCAATTCAGGGCCAAAATCAAAGGACTCGGCGATCTGCACCTGGACCTTGTACAACCCATCATAGCTGAACAGGGTCTTGTTGCCCTTTTTACCACCGACCTTGGCCTCGTACTCCTGGGCCAGGAGCGCTTCAAAAGCGCCAATGTCGTTAAATGTGTGGGCCTTGAACCGGGCGATTTGCTCGCTCAGGGCCTTGCCGTAACCGATCATCTTGCGGACGGTTTCGTCCTGGAGCGCGTCCTGGGCTTTTACCAGCTCAGCGGGCACCAATGAGCCTTTGGCATTGGTGCGGTATTTTTTACCTTTAATCTCAACAACCCCATCGGGGATCTTTGCGGGCCTTGAGGTCGTTTCAGGAGTCGGATTCTGGGCGTTTGTCATGAGTGGATTCTTTCTAAATTTGCGTCTCTGGGGCGCGGTTTCAGGGGGGCTAGCGTTTTGGCTTTGGAGGCGGAGGGGAGACGGTCAATTTGGCTTGGCGGTGACCTACCGCTCTCGTTTCAGGTGCCCGCCGCCACGGCCCGCAACGGCCACAGAAGCATTCCAATCGCCAGCGGGCTTGAAACAGACCGTAGCGGTTCCAGCTCATGTCATTGCCGCACTCGCAGGTTTCGGTCGTCATTTCGATTGGAGATTTAGGCATCCGCGCGGCAGCGAGCGCAGTGGTCCGCGTTATTGTCTGTGGGTGTGAAATGATGGCCGCACAGGTTGCAGGCGACTTGCCCCTCCAATTCGGAGATCACACTGGTGAGCGTTTCAAGCGGGGAGCCGACTTCTTTCTGAGCCTTATTGTGGACAGCCCATTGGGCGCGCAACGCGGTCCAGCTTTTGCCAAAATCATCCGCCACGACCTGGAGTTTTTCGCCCTTTGCCAACCGCTCAAAGGCTGCAGCAAGATCCTCCCGGCTCCAAGAAAAATGAGCAACATCGGATTTCGCGGGCGCGGCGGTTTTTGGCTTGTCTCCGGTGGCAGTTGACGGGGCTTGATGGGGGGGAACCGCCTTTGGTTCGCTCTCTTTCGCTGCCACCTGGGCCTTACGCGTCGCGTTCACAGCGTCGGCTTCCAAGAACCCAAGCACCTTTTCGGCGGTTTCCTGGTCGGTGAAGGTGCCGACGAGGTCCGGCACATACTGCACAATTTCAAACTCGCCCAATGCGTTTTCGTTCAGTCGGAATTCCATTTCTGTCTCCGGTGTTTTTGGCTGCTCATCAGACCAGGACCGCCACGCCCTGGTGACCGCGCCCGGCTAAGCCAGGCGGGTTTCGCATTGTTGGTCAGGCGTTCAGTGCATCCTTCATCGCCTGCGCCTGCGCCTGCTTGAAGCTCAGCGAGGACGAGGCCGCGATTTCCATGGCCTCTCCGGTCGCCGGGTTGCGGCCCTGGCGGGCAGCGTTATCCCGGCGCTTGAAGGTGCCGAAACCGGGCAAGGTAACGTCGTCCCCTTTTTTTACCGCCTTGGTGATTTGGCGGGTCAGCGCCGCAATGGTCTTTTCCACCGCGTCCTGGCTTTGGCCGGTTTCGTCGGCTAGGGCGCGCATGAGTTCTGCTTTGGTCAGTTTAGGCATGGTTCAGCTCCTATGGCTGGTTGGTGCGCTCTAAGGCGCGGGGTGATCAGGCTCCGGTCGGATCAAGCCGGTCGGCAAGACTGCGGAGCCAGATGGCGAGTTTGGTTTTTGGAGGAAGGGTCACTCTTCGGCCTCCGGCTTGAACTTGGGGCAGGCCCGGCAGGCGTGAAACATCATCACGCGCATGGGGCTTGAAGACGTGAGATCTTCGGCCCGGCGCCGCCAGGTGAGGCAGGTCGCGCTTTCAATCTCGCCGCCCAGGGCACCGCACTGCACGGGTGCGTTCATGAAGGTTTCGCGAACAATGGTTTCCACATTGCCCATGTTGCCTTTGTATTGGTTGCGAATGGTCTGGCTGACCAGTGCCGAGCTGACGTCCAGCTTTTTGGCCACGGTCGCCTGGGAAGATTGATCACATTCGGTGACAAGAACGGTCACCCAATCGGGAACGCTGCCGTTCCAGCCGTCATCGGCGAGGATTGCTCGGTTGCTCATTGTACTTGCCCTAGTGGTGAGTAAGAAATTCTGTCTTCGTTGGGGTCAACAATCACGGTCACGCGCTGAGAGTGAGGGGGGAGCGGGCCGGTGTTGTTGACCAGATTGAACGGAGTTTCACAGGTGATCTTTTTGGTTGGCTTCGGGGGCTTGATGTAACCCGCCTTGTTGAGGGTGCGGCAGTACCGGGTCACCTCGTCTTGGCTGAGTTCGGGGCGCGTTGGGAGAAGGGCCTGGTGCAGCTCAAGGGGGGCGGAAACGACGCTTGATGCGGATCGCGGACCAGATAGCGCCCTCGGTGCTGCTGCGCAGGTCTTTTGCCGCTACACGCTGCTCTTTGGGGGAGTGAACCGTATAGAAGGCTGTCGCCTTTTCACGCCCCCAGAATTTGACCACTTTTGCCGCGCGCAACGCGCGCAGAAAGCCCATGGTTTCAAGCGGGTTCTCTGGAAAGGCTGCCATGACATCGCCGTTGGTGAAGTGGCGGTGTGCAGAGATGAATTGCCAAATCTTGCGCTCGTGGTCTGTGCCGGGTTTCGACGTGGGGATATCAACCGAAACGCCCTCTGCTGCTGCCCCTTCGATCAGCTCAAGCAGGTAGGAGCGGGCGCGTTTTGCTGTGAGTTCACCAGCTTTGTCCATGGCGTCGATCTTGACCGCTTCCTGTGGCCCCCAGGCGGTGAGGTAGCGCAGACCGCCCGAGACGCCACAGGGAACCACCGCGCCCATCTCCCGCAACTGTTCCATAAAGCGGGACATGGCTTCGGGCTTGGCAGAGCAATGCGCGGCGATGTCCATTTCGACAAAGCGAAGCTGGGAACGGATGAACTCCAGCATTTCCCGTTCCGGGCCTTTTTTTACGGGGACCTGCATCATTTCAAGTCATCCCGTGGAATGGGGGCTGTGTCGCGCAGGAACTCCAGGCCCCCCCAGCTCTGTTTGGTGATTTCGCTGATGGCGTTGAGCCGGGCCTGTTTGCAAATGTGGGAGACTTCCTTGACGATCCAGCGGGCGTTTCCGGTGTGGCGGGCGCGCACTTCCTCCAAGATCTCGTCATCAAGGCTGATGCCCTGGGGGGACACCATGTCTGCCAGTTCCCGCGTATCTTTTAGGTCGGCGGGCAACGCCTCTGCGTAGGCAAAAATTCGGCTGTCGAACTGGCGAAACTGCCTGAGTTTCTGGGGCAGTTTCTCTTCACCAACCAGCAGGATTGGGATTTGCGATCCGTCGTGAAGGTCGCGCACAATTCCGGTCAGCCCCTTGGCGATCAGGTAGTCAGCTTCGTCAATGATCAAGGGGCGACTTTCTAATGCCAGGGCCTGTGTGGCGGCTTGCACAAGTTCTGGGACAGTCCCCTTTGAGGATTGTCCGAGTTCGCGCAAAAGCTGTTGGAGGAAGAATTTCTTGCTCCATTCGCTTTGCACAAGCAGGTGAATTGCATCCAGCTCAACCGCGCAGAAGATCGCGCCGAAGGTCTTTCCGTAGCCCGGAGGGCCATGGAACACACCAAAGCCGGGGGCACCAAAGACGCGGTCTTTCAGCTCATCGAGAAGCCCAGCCATTCTGGCCACATTGGTCAGAGGCCTAACAGCGTTGCCGATTTCAGAAAGATATGCCATGCTCACTCCTATCAAGTCTTATGCCGTCGCCTTGGGGTCCAGCCAGGCGGCGGCGTTTCTTTTTTTCTACCCGGCGTTGCCGCCGCTAAAGCTTCGTTTCACGGCCAAAAGGCCCTTGTATTCGGGGTGGTCCACAAAGCCTTCCATCCAGCTCCGTTCCCGGTCACCGACTGGTTCGCCCGCGTTGATTTTCCGCCGGATCTCGGCAACCTGGTCAAAGCGCTCGTCGGGGGTGCCGGCCACCTGAAACTCGGTGGGAGTGGCCTTGGCCTTCGGCTTGGATTTCATCTGCAGGACCAGTGCGTCCCGTGCCGCAGCCGCGTCGGGATCTGGCCGAGACGAGGCAACACGGGGTTTTGGCTTCGGAAAGACCGGCGAAACCACCTTTGCCGCCATCAGGGCAGGGGGTTCTTTGCGTCCAGCGTTCATGTCCGCGCCGAGCCGTTCCGGTGCAAATGGAGCATGAAGCTCAGCGAGCTTCTTCTGAGCCTTGGTAATTTGGCTGCGGCGGCGAGCTGTTGAACGCGCGCCTTCCAGGTCGAAGAACCCGACCTTTTGCTGGCATTCCGCAAAGCCCATGTATTCGCCGCTCAAAGCATAGATATGGACGCCGCTGTGCAGATCCTCAGGGTCGAAGCGGGCGATTACCTTTGCTCCCGCCGCCTGGCTCATCCAGTCGCAGTGATAGACGTTGCCATGCAGCTTCAAACCACCATTTTCCTTGTGCAGCTTTGCAGGGGCCTGGCCCATCAGCCAAAGACGGCGCTGGTCTTCGGTTGCTTTGCGGATCGGAGCGGTCGCGTAGCTCTCTTCAAAGGTCTGGTCGAAGGAGCGCCCGTTGGCGGTTGCTGAGCGGCGGCCAGGGCGCGCGTTGTGCTCTGCAATACCCTCGGCCAGAATTTCCACGAAATCAGCCGCCTTGATGGCTCGGCTGCCGTAGTTTTCAGGTTTCGCATCGGGCCGATTGCCGACATAGGCCCCGGCAAAGCGCGGGTCTTTCGCCACGTCGCTTGCCAGGTCTCGAAAAGCCCGCTCGATGGGCTTGGCCTGGCCATGGGCCGGGGTGGCCCAGTGCATCTGAATTCCAAGGTGGGGCAAGACCCCGATTGGGTCGTCTTCGCGGATCTTGAACCGGAACCGGGTTGGCGCGCCGGCAGTCATCCACTTGTTGGCAAATTCCCGGCCATTGTCGAAGAGGCAGCGGCGAGGAATGCCCCAATTCTCGACCAGCTCACCAAACGCCGCCATAACCATGACCTTGTTGGGGTCGTGATCGACGCGCCAGGACAGGATCTTGTTAGAATAGAGGTCCTGAAACGCCACGATCTGGGGGCGGTTTATGGTGCCGTCTGGCCATTCCACAAAGACGTCGATCTTGTGGCAGTCAGCGTTGACCGCTTCCAGGGCAGACAGGCATGAGCGGTCGCGGATCTGGGCAGGAAAGCAGCGCATGAGGCCGTTGGCCCCCTCCCGCTTGAAGACCTGCACGGTACGGGGCACTTCTGCGTCGACCCAGCGTTTCGCGGTCTTCTCTGGGGGCGTCGGCCATCCTTTACGCTGGGCCTCAGAACTTGCCGAGCGGTAGCTCTGGGCAAAGGTCGGGCGCTCCAGGCGGAGGTATGCGCTTTTCAACCAGTCCAGGAACGGGGCGAACTGTGCCCGGTCTTCGGTCTTGGTGCGTTTCTTAGGCGGGCGCGGTGCAAGATAGGCCAAACGATCCTCAGGCGCGACGCCCTCAACCAAGGCGATCCAGTTATAGACCGTGCGGGGGCTGACGCCCTTTTCCTTAGCGACAACCTCAACCGCGACCACATGGACCGCGCCGCTGGTATGCAACAATTCGACCTTATCCAGGGCGTCCAGCCGTTCGGCTGCGGTGTCTTTCGCCTTCTGGCTCAGTGCCTCATATCCGGCCCAGGCTTGGCCCCGGTCCTGGTGTTCTTCGGGGCTTGCCTCTTTGTGCTGCGCCTCCCGTTCAATCAGTTTTAAACGGGCATTAAAGGGCAAGAGGGACCAGTGGTAGAACAACCCGCCACCGCGCCCAGGCTTGCGCATGATGGCGCCGGGTGTCGCGCGCCAGTTTTCCCGCAGAGCAAAAGCATTCACCCCCCGCGCGGACCCCGGAAGGCCGGGCAGGCAAGCCTCTGCAATCTGCTCGGCAGACCACCATTCTTGGGAGGGGGCTATGTCGCCACTCATTGGGCTGCCTCCCGTTTGCTGGCAAACGAGACCACCTCGGCGGCGTCCTCTTCCTCGAGGCTGATTTCATGGATCAGCTCAATCAGCTCGTCACAATGCAGCCGGACGAACTCCCGGCGGGCGCTTTTCTGAGCGCGCGAATAGGCGTCTTTGAGCTTCGCAATCTGCTGATCAAGCGGCGACAGCACTGCCGCGCCTGGGGCTTTTTTGCGGTCCAGAACTTCCTTTGCGGTTTTGGCTTCACCCGCTCCCAGGGCGGCACAGATTGCACTGCGGTCGGCTTGTGCGCCGCATTTGGCGATGTGTTCCAGGTCTTTGAACTGCACCCGGTTTGGTGCTTTGCGCAGGAGGGCGATTTCAGCTTTGGACAGCTTTTCGCCGACGCTGATCAGGCGACGAATGTGGCGGTCGCCCTTGCCAAACACTTCGGCGGCATTGGCCGAGAAAGTGCTAGCGGACATAATGTCCGTTAGCACTCCGTTTTTGGCTCTGCCGCCAGCGCTACCGCGCCGTGTTTCAGGGTTTTCTCGCTCGTACAGCTCTTTGTGAGCAGCCAAAAATACTGCCATATCCAGCGGGGTGAGCGGCGCGCCGGCCACGTTGGCGTCAACCTCAATTCGGATGGCCTGGTCATTGGTGCAGTCGCTCACCTTGACCGGCACTTCTTCCAGGCCGACCTGCTTCGCTGCGGTCAGGCGGTGCAGCCCGTCCATCAGGCGAAAACCGGTTTTGACCCGGCGCACCAACAAGGGTTGCAGGATGCTGCCGACTTCCTGAATGGATGAAACGATACTTGCGACTGCCGTGTCGGAGGCGATGCGCAGGCGCTCTTCGATTTCAATATCTGCGACCGGCAGGGATTGAACATTCTGCCAATTTGGAGGGGTCATTGTGGATGCTCCAGTTAACTTGGGTTCAGTTGAAGAAGGCCCGCCGTTCTGTGCGGCGTGACCGGAAAATTCGGCGTGCTTCGGGGCCTGAAAACGGCCCACGATGATCTGCGCGCCGGGCATCAGGTTGCAGCCCGGTCTTGGGTTGAAACAAAGGCGTAGAAATTGGCGAGGGCACCTGTGGACTGCAGGGCGGCCATCAGATCGGCGACCTTCTCTTGTGCCGCACCCATGGCTTCGACGGCGGCATCGGGTTTTGCCGAAATTTCGCCTAGGTTGGGGGCGCCCCACAGGCGGGCACTGCACAGATCCATATGGACGTCTTGGACCTCCTGGCGGTGTTCCGCATACTCAGAGGTCGCTCCCGCTAGTGCGGCGGCTATGGGGGCCAGGGACGTGCGCCGGGTTTTAAAGGCTTCGGTCACTTTACAAACTCCAAAGACAAAAGAAGCAGGGGGAAGATGCAGACGCAAACACCGCCAATGAGATCGTCCCAAAACTCAGAAAAGTTTGCCCAGGGCAGGTGGATAATGTGGCCCCGGTTCAGCCAAAATAGGGCTGCGCCGGG